TGCCGAACATATTGATAGTGAGCGCCTTACGACCGAGGCGGGCGATCACCCCGGCGAACTTTTCGGCGATCACCGGGCCATCACCAGGGGCGAACAGAGGCTTGCCGGATTCGTCGGCCACGCAGGCAATGAACGCCGCCTGTTCAATTTCCACGTCGGTGATGCGGTCACGGCCCAGCAGTTTGTTGAGTTCCTGGCGTTCCAGCCCGTTTAGCTTGCGAATGCCAACGACAGGCGTTTCCTCGCCCTCGCTGGCCCACTCGGGAACGGGCACGGGAACCGGCTTGCAATCCTGAACGGACAGAATGGAATCGCGGGAAAGAAACTTCGGCATTGTAATTTTCTCGGGGTGTTATCCGTCGATTTGTGGGCCACCCGCCCCCATGGCGGGCGACCCGATTGCGTTGCTTACGGGTAGGGCGTGACAGTCACGTCGCCGACAATCTTGATGCTGCAATTCATCGTGATCAGATCGCCATCAGCCGGGGCATCGGCCTCGGTGAGCGACTTGATCCAACCGCGAAACTTGTACGTGTTCCAGTGGGTCGTATCGTCCTGGGCGGGAATCGAGAACTTCCACCAGCGGAACGTGCCCGCCTTCGTGTAGCCGCGAAGCGTCACGAGGTCGGCGCCGTTGAACATGAGCTTTACGTCCAACTGGCCCGGGTCAAACATGCCCGGCTTGGTCCGCATGGCGCGATCGGTTTGATTCAAGTGCGTCGCGTTGATCTCTTTCACGTCGATGCCGCTCAGTTTGGCATCAATGATTTCGCCAATGCTGGTCGTGATCGTGCCATCGGCGGGCGTGCTCGTGGCATCGACCGCGTGGAACAGGTCCAACCCATAACTAGAAGTTGCTTTGTCAGCCATGCGCCGGCCCCTTTATACCAAATTGTGGAAAACTGTTAGATCGAAGGAAGCCGAATAGAGGTAGCTTTCATCGGCAGATTGCGAAGTGAACGACCCGTGCGTTCTGTTGGCCACCGACACCATTTGGGCGAACACGGTGCCATCGAGCGAACCGCGGAACCCGTCTAGACCGCCCTCGGCAGCGCTCGCCGTGATCAGCGAGGCCAGGCTATTCGCCCCCGCGCGGGTGGTGGCCCACAACGTTACCGAATATTGCGCCGTCGCCGAACGCTTCGGTCCATTATTCAGCGTCGTGTGCCGGCGGGAATCATTCAGCGAGTAAACGAGATACGGGAACGTCGGATTTTGCGGTCCCTGTTCGGCATAGATGCGATTGCCCAGCAGCGCCGAGACACCCGTACACGCGAGAATCTTGGCGCGAATCGCCCCGTCGATCGCGTATGTGCTCACGGGCTCCCCTTACGATTTCCGCAGTGCTTCGATTGCCGCCTTGAGAAAGTGCGTCATCTCCGCGTTAAGAAGCGTCTTGTTCTTTTGCAGCGCCGGCCCCATGAACGGCTGTGCCTTGGCGCCCGGATGAATGCGCCCAGTTTGCGAAAGGTTTTTCTGCCGTGCCCGCCGGGCCTCATTTGTGCTCGGAATTTGCGATCCCTTGCCCAGGGCGTGCGGTCGCGTGCCCTTCTCAACAAGATGCGCATATTTCGCGGGAATCAGTTCGACGTTCTTCCCGCCACGCTGCACGACGCGAGCGAATTTCTTCGGCTTCGGCGGCTTTTTCGACCGCTTGTTCACCTTGTCGTATCGCGGGCCAGCAATGCCCGTGACACTCAGCCCGCCTTTGTACGATTTGATCTTTTGCCCGAGGGCGTCCTTGAGCGTCCCGGTATCCTCTGCCACGTTCGCTTTCGCATCGGACAGGATCGGCTTGAGCGCCTTTGTGATCGCCTTCCGCATCGCCTGGCGGGCCACCTTTACGTCAGCCTTGCGTAGCTGCTCGTAAAGTTCGGGCACGCCGCTCGTCGCGTATTTGATCACAACCGGCGGTGCCATGATCACACCTTTTCGCGGCAATATGCCGTTAGAATTCGGTTCCGTTCGTCCGTGTTCACCACCGACACAATCTCCAATTCGCGCCCGTTGTAAACAATCTTGTCTTTCGGCGTGATCGGCACGTTGTAACGCATGATGACGCACGTCTGAATGTCCGCGCCGAGGGCGTCCGCTTTGACAAACTCGCGCCCGGCCCCGATCGGATTGACCGTTTCAATATGTGCCCAGACGGTTGCAAGCGTTGCCCAGGATTCCTGGGGCTGGCCCACAGAGTCGATCGTTTGCGTGACTCGCTGGAGATCCACGCGAAACCGCATTTTCCCGGCCCGAGCGTTTCGCATAGATCACCGCCCCTCGCCGAGCCCGTCGTTCCAGAAACCCGACCACAGGATACGCCGGGATTCGCCGCCGTAATCGTACCATTGAACGCGATTGGATTCACAGAGGGCATCGAAACCGAGAGGGGTCGCTTTCAATGTGAGATCGCTAATCGCCTCGCGGTTTTCGTACAGGTGCCCAACCATCAAATAAACGGCCGCCAAGAGCGTCGCCGGGCAGGATTCAGCGTCCGCATAACCCGCCGTGAACGTGACCGTTTGCGTCGAGCGCCGAAACGGCACGACATCGACCGGCCAGTATGTCCCGATCGCCGGGCAAATGCTGGGCGGCTCGCCATCGGACGCAACATAGGTCGCCGGGTCAACAGTGATCACCGTGCCCGACGATGCCGCCGTGTACGTGACCGACGTGACCGAAATGAGAGGCGATCGAGGCAACCAGATCGGCCCGAGATCGAACGGGAAGTCGTCCCGCAGCAGTTTCCACGTCGTCGGCAGCAACGCCCGCCCCGTTCGATCCTGCACGAGAGCAATCGCCGCCCGCATATAAATTTCGATCAACAAATCATCGTTGGTCGTATCAACGCGGAGGTGCTGTTTGAGCGCGGGCACGCTCAGGCGCCCGGCTGTCGGCGTGGTGAAGTCGGTAACTAGCTTTAGACTGATCACGCGCCGCCCTCAGTTACTTCCGCTTCTTCGCCACCTTGACCGGCCCGCCCTCATCGCTTTGTGGGCCACCCGCCACCGGGGTTTCCTCCACGAACGCCTCGGCAATGCCCGCCTCGATGAACCGGGCCGCCTCGGAATCCTCAATCTCGTGAACTTCGCCCACGTTGCGGACCATGTCCGTTCCCGCCAGGCATTGCAGAATGACGACCTTCATGAATCACCTTTTGAGAGTTAGGCCCTGGGAGGCATCGAACCGCCGACCTCCGAGATACAATCTCGGCGCTCTAGCCTTCTGAGCTACTGGGCCAAGTGGTGGGGAACGGACTCGAACCGCCTGCTAACTACTCACGCCGATTTTGCCACACTCTCCGGCAACCCAGAATGGTGTGTTTGGGAGCTACGCCAAATCTCGGCTTGCTTATGGGTAGTCGCCAGCCGCCTAACTGGCCCACCAAATAACCGGCCATTATGGCCATTGCCGCAAAGCAAGATGGCCACCGGGTTTGTTCACTATTATCACCCGTCGCCGGCCAAATTTTACGCTTGGATAAGGTGCTTGATCGGGTTGGTGCCCGCATTCAACACCTTGGCATCCGAACGCACGAAGGCGACAAAACCGACCTGGTCAACGTCGGCGTATCGTTCGTCCATGCGCACGAGGCGAATGCCGCTCACGTCGCGAATGACGAACTTTTTGAAGTCGCCGAACAGCACGGTTTTGGTGCCGGTCGCAATGCTCGACTGCATGAACTGATTGCGATAAACGGGGTAGCCGTACAGCGTGTCCGGCTGGCCCATCTTGATACCGACAGCCATGGACGGTTGCCAGAGGTATTGGTTGTTGTTGTCTTTCAGTTTGCGGATGGCCGTGATGATGTTATCGTGAGCCATGAACCCGACGCCCGGATTGGCACGGTAGGCCGGATCGACAGCGGTCACGAGGTCGAGAAGTTCGTCAGCGGTGATCGCGGTAGTACCGGCAGCGGTTTTGCCCAGGGTCGAGCCAGTCACAACGCCCGCCGGCTGGCTGGAACCGGTCCCGGTGGTGAAGTGCGTGCCCTGGATACGACCGAGGCGAATTCCCAGCAGTTCCCCCAACTGGCTGGACAGATCGAACGCGGAATCGGTCATCAATTCCTGCGAAATCAACAGCAGGTCAGACGAATATTTGTAGGCGTTGAACGTGGTCGCGCCGAACGTCACGTCGGTATTGGTCACGGCGGTGTTTTCCGTCAACAGCCGGCCGGTAACGGTGGTGTCGTTGACGGTCGGATAGGGCAGGGCGTTCCCGGTGTCGGTGCGAAGGATCGTCGAAACGTCACGCATCACGTTAAACGCTTTCAACGCGACTTCCAGATTGTAGACGAACCCTTGGGGCACCAAGTAACCGCCCGCCGTGGTCGTGCCAACGCTCTGGGCACGAAGTTCCGTATGAGGGTTTTGGAAGAGACGAAAATCGAAGGCGTCGCTGTTCGGATTGACACCGACGAGTTTGCAAGCTTCGGCTTCGGCGTCGCTCAGGTTGTGACCCTTGCCACGGAGAGCCCATGCACGCAGGGCAACGCCCTTGGCGCGTTCGAGCTTTTCCGGGTCAATCTCGTTGCGCTTCTGGGCCTTTTCAAACGCCTCGTCGCCCGGGCGCGATCCGAACCGCTTGGCGCTCTCGGCCATTTCCGATTCAATGGCGCTGGCGCGTTCCATCGTCTCGACGGTCGCCTTAACGGTGTCGTAATCCTTGTTCAGCTTGTCCCAATTGGCGCGCTCGGCAGCGTCGAAGTCTTTCTTCTCGCCGGTCAGGGTGTCGGCCATGCGCCGGATCTCTTTGGCGAGAGTCGCGCGCTGTTCGCGGAAGCTTTGAATACTCATTTTGATTTGCCTTTTGTGGGCCGCCCACCAGAGAAGTGAGTCGGCGAGATATGATGAGCGCCACCCCAACGCCCGAGCACATCCCGCCGACTTGGCAGCGGTTGCAAACCCGGAAGAAGTGACAATGCCGGGAACTGAAAAGTGTGGTGGCCGACTGAGCAACCGCCGCGAGATGAGTCCCGAAGTGCGAACTATTATTAGCGGTCGCCCGCCAGGTCCGTTTCGATGCCGATCGCCCGGGCCAGCGCCTTGTACGCTTCGCTCCGCGCGTCCATCTTGGGCAGCGTCTCCGCGCGAGCCCGCTCGATTTCGTCGTCAAATGAAGCACCCACGGCGCGAATTCCCGTCGAAGTGCCCTCATAGGCGGGGAACGTGACAGGCCCCACGTCGATCAGATCGAGATCGTTGCGGGTAATGATCACGGTCCCATCGTCGGCCCGCGAATAGGTCGTTGAGGTCGGCACGAACGCGAACGAACTGCCCGAAACGTCGCCGCGCTTGATCAGCGCCATGGCATCCCGGCCGGCGGTCGTATCCGGCGGGTCAATTTCGTACCACAGTCCGCGCGCGTCAGTGCCCAGGCGAAGCGTGCCCGCACTTGATCGCCCGAGAATCATGCTCGGGTCATGGTTGAACGCCCCGCGAACATCGGCGCTCTTGAGCGTGCGGTCGAACGCCCCCGGCGCGATCCGCTCGGCCACGTCGTCCATCATGCGGAACTCGGTGCCCGGATCGCCCTCGCGGTGGAACACGGCAGCATACCCGCGAATGCAAGGCGCCATGCCGGCCCCGCGTTCGACAATCTCGGCGCCAACGCCGGGAATATTCAAAAACCGGCGTTCAATTTTCGACATTCGGTTCCTCCAGCTCGTTTGCAATAACGGTGCAAATGCTCGACACTAGCAAGCGATCAGTTACCCACGAAATCGCCTCGGGCGTGGCATCTCGGCCAATGAATTCGACCGTCTGGGCGATCACAAACCGGGCGAGCGTGTCCGCGTCGAGCGTTCCCCCGGCCCCCCGTTCGTTGGCCACCACCACCAGGGGGGAAAACGCGCTCGAAAGCGTCGAAACGTGGTCATTTTCGACCGTTTTCGCCCATTCTTCGAGCTTTCCAGCCTTGGCCGCCCGCTCGGCATGCGTCGCCAGGCGCCGCACCATCCGGCCGCCAATGTCATCAATCAGCAGGCGCAAACCGGGCGAAATACCCCCGGAACGGCTTTTTTGGGGCTGTTTTGCGTCGTTTTTGGCATCATCTGCCATCATTTTCGCGTCTTGTTTCGCGTCGTCGTTGGCCGCCGGCGCCCCCGGTTTTGCGCTCAAATCGACGAAAATATCGTCCGAATTGGGGTCGCGGGCGTTCTGTCCAAGGATGGCGCGAGACTCGTTTTGGCTCAAAATGCCCGATTTGAAGCCGTTTGTGGCGTATGCCATCTGCGCTTCCGGGTT